ACAAACAGGAAGCTATAAGACTTAAAAAAGAATACAAAAAGCTAAAATTAAAAACAACGCTAACTAAAATAGGATCGGGAGCGATTATAGGCACTCTTACATATTTGTTGATAGTTAAATAACATGCCAGATAACAAACAGTACATACGGGATAGGATAAAGGAAGAGTTCATAAAGTGTGCTCAAGATCCTGTGTATTTCATGAGGAAGTACTACATGATCCAACACCCGACTAGGGGAAGGCAACTGTTCGATCTTTACGATTTCCAAGAGAAGGTATTAAAGCTTTTCCAAACGAACGAATACGCAGTAATAAACAAATCAAGACAGCTTGGTATATCAACCCTAGTATCAGCTTACTCCCTGTGGTTGATGCTGTTCAACAAGGATAAGAACGTACTTGTTGTTGCAACTACCCAAATGACAGCTAAGAACATGGTAACTAAGGTTCGCTTTGCTTACCAAAACTTGCCGACTTGGTTGAAGATTGGACACTCTGAAGACAACAGATTAAGCCTTAGGCTGGTTAACGGTTCACAGATAAAGGCAGTATCGGCAGCAGGAGACGCAACACGTTCCGAAGCTGTATCGCTGCTAGTCATAGACGAAGCCGCTTTTATTGATAGGATCGAGGACATATTCACAGCCGCGCAACAGACATTAGCGACAGGGGGTCGATGCATAGCGTTGTCTACCCCAAACGGCGTTGGTAACTGGTTTCACAAGACTTACACAAAAGCGCAAAAGAAAGAGAATCGATTTTTACCCATATCGCTGCCTTGGACGGTACACCCCGAGAGAAACGAAGAGTGGAGGGAACAACAGACAAAAGAGCTTGGTGTAAGAAACGCTGCGCAAGAGTGTGATTGCGACTTCGCTACTTCGGGCGCCGGTGTAATAGACCCAGAGATACTGACGTGGTACGAAATGAACATGATCAGCGAACCGTTGGAAAGACGCGGCATGGACAAAGCGTTGTGGATATGGGAGTATCCGGATCCAATGCGGTACTACGCAATAATAGCCGACGTTGCGCGCGGAGACAGTTCTGATTACTCTGCGTTTCACGTCATAGACACAGAGACGCTATCCCAAGTAGCAGAGTACAAATCCCAAATAGATACAAGAGAGTACGCTAACGTTTTATTGGCGATCGCTAACGAATACAATCAAGCGCTGTTGGTCGTTGAAAACGCTAACATAGGTTGGGACGTTGTACAAACTGTGGTAGATAGCGGTTATCCCAACGTTCACTACAGTCACAGAATCGACGCTGATAACTCTTTTGAGAAATACATAGATAGATTCGATAGAGGATCAGGATTAGTCGCTGGATTCACCATGAGTCAAAAGACTCGTCCTTTAGCTATAGAGAAGATGAGAGATTTCATTGAAAACAAAATAGTGACAATGAGATCCATACGACTCCTGGAAGAGCTTCGAGTGTTTGTTTGGAAGAACGGTAAACAGCAAGCCATGCAGGGATACAATGATGATCTTGTAATGTCCTTCGCTATGGGAATGTATCTAAGGGAGACATCGTTGAGATTCAGAAAGACGATGGATAGTTTAACTTCCGTGTCAATAAACAACATAAACAAGACAAATAACAGTCATTATTTACCGTCTGCTAACCACAACTACAACGGATACAACAATCCATGGAGCATGCCAATATCAATGCCAGACGGACAAACACAAAACCACGACCTATCTTGGTTACTATAAAAGAATAAAAAATGGAAGAACAAAAGAAACCGCAAGAGAACCTGTTTAGTACGCTTAGACGCTTATTTTCCACAGACGTGATAATAAGAAACGAAGGCGGCGGAATGCTAAAAGTCATAGACACAGATAGGATACAAAACTCTGGTGTCGTACAGACCAACAGCTTAGTGGATAGATTCCACAAGGTTTACACAACGTCTACGGCTTACGGTGTGAACATGAACTTGGCGCAGAACTACCAATCTGCTCGTGTACAGATATACGCTGACTACGATGCGATGGACACAGACGCTATCGTTGCTTCAGCTTTGGACATCATAGCCGATGAGTGTCTAGCTGGGGATACTGTGATACCACTATTAAACGGCAGTAAAAAAACTATTAAAGAACTTTACGAAAGCGATGCTAAAGACCTGTGGTTATATGGTCTTAGTAAAGATGGTAAGTCGTTTGAACCTGTAAAAGCTGATAAAGTCGCTTATAACGGAAAAAAAGACGTATATAAGATTACGTTTGACGACGGTACAGAAGTTAAAGCCACATCTAACCACATTTGGGTGTTATCAGATGGTACTCAAGTAAAGACAGAAGAGCTAGTTAACGGATCGAGTGTTTTGGCTTTACCTACCAAAGTATCAGATAGCGATAATATGCCTGAATACGAAAAAATCTGGAACGGTAATAAGTTCGAATACACTCACAGAGTTGTGGCCAATAGCGTAGAGTTTTTAAGAGAGCAGAAAAGTTCTTTACCGACTAACGAAAGATCTGTTATACATCACGCGTCTTTTAACAAAAGAAACAACGATCCCACCCAATTAGTGTGGATGACATGGAAAGATCATAATGCGGTTCACGCTGAGTACAATAAACAGCTGTGGAACGATATAAACGGCGATCAAGATAAAAAGAATGATTATTATCAAAAATTAATAAATGGACAAAAAAGATATTGGGATACCGTAAATAGAGAAGAAAGATCTAAAAAACAGTCAGAATCTTTTAAGAAGTACAAAGCTAAATTGTCCAAAGAAGACTTAAAAAGAATATATGGTCTTCCAAAAGAAAAAAATGGAATGTGGAAAAATGGATATAAGCTACTAGGAGAAAACAACGGTAGATATAATAAAGATACAATTAGACAGTCCGAAGTATCCATAGATTACGTAATAGAAAAAATAAAAAATAATCCTCACTCAGCTATTTTAAGCGATATAAGAAAAGAGCTGGGAATAATTACATACGAGTGGAGAAAAATAGTTAGACAGCTGTTTGATATGTATGATTGTACATCCACAAAAACGCTTGTAAATAAAATACTATCTAATAATAGACAAGATATTGTAAGTTCGTTTAGAGTATATTGTAACGATACATATAAAGAAAATAAGAGATTTTTAGTAAAAGAGTACTGCGAAAATAACAATGTGCCATTGTCAACTTTAAGAAGAGTGATAATAAACAACGGATATAAGACTCTAGACGAATTTGCAAAATCTACAAATCACAGGGTGATATCTGTAGAATATTGCGGAATAGAGGATGTGTATGATATCGTTAATGCTGGAGAGAATCATATTTTTGCTATCGAAGCTAAAGACGGATCTAAAATATATACACACAATTGCACGCTTAAGAACGAACAAGGAGAAGTGCTACAGATACGTTCTTCTGACGAAAACATACAGAAACTTCTTTACAACCTTTATTATTCAATCCTAAACATCGAGTTCAGTCTTTGGGGATGGATAAGAAACATGTGTAAGTACGGTGACTTCTATCTAAAGCTTGAGATGGCAGAGAAGTACGGGGTTTACAACGTTATTCCATTCTCGGCTTACAACATAGTTAGGCAAGAGGGATACAATCCAGAGAATCCTTCCGAGGTAAGATTCAAATACGATCCAAACGCGGCTATAGCTTCCACCACAGGTTACTCATCAGCGTTCAACAACCAAGACGTTGGGATATGGTTCGATAACTACGAGATGGCTCACTTTAGATTGACAGGAGACGTTAACTATCTTCCTTACGGTAGATCTTATTTAGAGCCTGGAAGAAAGCTATTTAAACAGTATACGCTCATAGAAGATGCGATGTTGATTCACAGGATAGTAAGAGCTCCAGAGCGCAGAGTGTTTTACGTTAACGTTGGTGCTATACCTCCAACAGAAGTGGAAAACTACATTCAAAGGATGATGAACAAGATGAAGAAGACTCCTTTGATGGACCCGCAAACCGGTAATTACAACCTAAAATACAACGTACAGAACATGCTTGAGGACTTCGTTATTCCTGTTAGGGGTAGCGATCAGACCACAAGGATAGATACTGCAAAAGGTCTTGATTACAACGGTATCGAAGACGTAGCATACTTCAGAGAAAAACTGTTCGCAGCGTTGAAGATACCAAAAGCGTTCATGGGATACGAAAAGGACTTAACTGGTAAGGCAACGCTAGCCGCAGAAGACATACGATTTGCCAGAACAGTTGAGCGCATACAACGTATCATAGTGTCTGAGTTAACGAAGATAGGTTTGATTCACCTGTACGCTCACGGATACACAAACGAATCAGCGGCAAACTTTACAATATCACTAACAAACCCATCGATAATATACGATCAAGAGCGAGTAGCGCTGTTCAAAGAGAAGATAGACCTAGCGAAACAGGCCATGGAGGGACAGTTGTTACCGAGAGACTATATATACGATAAGGTATTCCACTTCTCGGAGGATCAATACCTAGAGCTCGAAGACATGATACTTGAAGACCAAAAGAGAGCGTTTAGGTACAAACAAATCGCGGAAGAGGGCAACGATCCAGCAGAAACAGGACAAGCTTTCGGTACTCCACACCAATTGGCCAGTCTGTACGGAGGAAAGGGAGACATGTCCCTAGACGTACCAACGGGATACGATGAGAATAAGCCAGAGAAAGAGTACGAATCACCAGGTAGACCGCAGAAGTATAAGTCTAAGCGCGGAACAGACGCAAGTCCTTTTGGAAGAGACGGTATGGGAGTGTACGATCTGAAGTCAAACGCTGAAACGGGAGAAGACAAACTTAAACCAGAGTACAGAGGCGGCCCGTTGGCGTTAGAAAGCACGATGGCAGAGCTCTTAAAAAACAAACAAATGCTTGATAAGATAGCGAGTAAGTCACAAAGAAAGGTGAAACTTTTTGAATCCACCGATCTTTTAGACGAAAGTAACATATTACAAGATCCCGAGTAATTATTTGTTATATTTATAGATAGACTATTAACACACCATGGGAGTAAAACATAGCAAATACCGCAATCCGGCGATACTGTTTGAACTACTAGTTAGACAAACAACCGCCGATTTGGTACAAAATAAAGATACCAAAGCCGTTAAGATACTCAAGAAGTATTTTGTGAATACGGAATTGGGAAAAGAATATCAACTATACAACTC